GACTGGGAGTATCAGAATATGGTAGCCCTTATGGCAGCGAAGTATGCCGCGATTGGACACAAGGTACTCGTAGTTAGCGATAGAGTTGACTTTCTAAAGCGTTGTGCGAAGATGGTAGGGGATAATGCAATCTGTGTAACAGGAGATGTACCTCACGAAAAACGCCCAGACCTTATTAAAGATATATTCACAGAAAAGAAAGATGTACTGTTTGGAACACAAAGTATATTTTCAGAAGGTATATCACTAGACTGTTTAAGTTGTCTAATTTTGGGAACTCCCGTGAACAATGACCCACTACTTACACAGTTAATTGGTAGAATTATTAGGCTATACGAGGGCAAACCTCAACCTGTAGTTCTAGATTTACACCTCGTTGGCAAAACGGCTACGAAACAAGCTAATGCAAGAATGGGGTACTATATAAAAGAGGGGTATGATGTTTCAGACATATAGCATAGAAAAATATTTCTTGACACAAGTTCAAATTTTTGGTATAATATATGATATTGTATAATTGGGAAAAGATAAAAAGAGAAAGCAATGACAAGGTTGGTGATATACTTACCATCCTTCATATCTTGACTTATAGACTTCCACCAGTTAACAAGAACGACAGAATATATAAATATTGGCAGAAAAGTTTTCATGGACATAGTTTCCTTGTTAACCCTGAATGTTTGTTTATTCAAAGAAGGAGATACTCAGATAGCGAGATTGCTCAGTACGCAGGTATCGCGTCATTGCGCAACTATTACGAGTATCAAAAAACTAAAGATACTACACTAGACCTCTTATACTTTCCTGGAAAGATAGAGGTTATTAAAAACAATAGATTACTACGAGTAGAGAATAATAGAATACATTTTCTGTTTGAAGAAATCACTAAAGGAGAAATGAAATGGCATTGAGTTTTAATCAAGCTAAGGGCGAAGCCCAAAAAAATAAAATCGATAGTTACCAATATGTAGAAGGTGACAACATCGTAAGAATGGTCGGGGATATCTTACCTAGATATGTCTACTGGCTGAAAGGTGAGAATGGAAAAAACTTACCGTTCGAATGTCTATCGTTCGATAGAAACACTGAAGCATTTAACAACGTCGAAAAAGACTGGGTTAGAGAATATCACCCAGAGCTTAAATGCGGCTGGAGTTATGCAATACAGTGTATACACGACGGAAAAGTAAAGGTTCTAAACCTTAAAAAGAAACTTCTAGAGCAAATTATGGTTGCTGCAGAAGACCTAGGTGACCCAACAGACCCTGAAACAGGGTGGGATGTTCACTTCAAAAGAGTAAAGACTGGACCAATGGCTTATAATGTTGAGTATCAACTACAAGCTTTAAAATGTAAGTCAAGACCTCTAACAGAAGCTGAGCAAGAAGCAATGTCTGAACTAAAATCTATGGATGAAATCTTAACAAGACCAACTCCAGATGCTCAAAAAGAGTTATTAGATAGACTTAGAGAAGGCGCGTCTAATTCAGAACCTGATTCATCAATCAGTAGCGAATTTGACATTTCTTAAGGAGTAATTATGCTAACAGTAGGACAAGAATTCCCAGAGTTTCAATTAGAAGCCTGTGATATGAATAATGAAATTATGACAGTAGGAAGACTACCAGACGAATGGGCTGTGTACTATTTCTATCCTAAAGATTTCACTTTTATCTGCCCGACAGAAATTGCAGATATGGACTGTTTAGTAGATGAGTCAAGAGTTATAGGTATAAGCGGAGACAACGAGTGGTGCAAACTTGCATGGAAAGAGAGTAACGATACTATAGGTAGTATTAGGCATACTCTTGCAGCTGACTCAGGCTTATACTTAGCAGACGCTTGCGGAGTTATTGACGAAGAAGAAGGAGTATGTTTTAGAGCTACATTTATTGTAGACCCTGACAACATAGTTCAACATGTATCAGTAAATGCGTTAGATACAGGTAGAAACGCTAAAGAAATATTACGAACACTACAAGCTGTTAAGGCTGGTGGTCTAACTGGGTGCGCATGGTATCCAGGGGACGAGTTCGTAGCATGATTTTATTTACTGCAGATTGGCACATTAAATTAGGACAGAAAAATGTTCCTTTGGAATGGGCGAAGAATCGTTATCAGATGTTTTTTAATCAAGTATCTGAGATAGAAGAAAAAGTTGACCTGCATATCATAGGAGGGGATTTGTTCGACCGAATCCCCACTATGGACGAACTAAGTCTTTACTTTCAGTTCGTAAAGAATGTTAATGTACCTACAGTTATCTTTGATGGTAACCATGAAGCTACACGCAAAAATAAAACCTTTTTTACAAACTTAAAAGAAGTCACCAAGAGTATCAATCCACTAGTAGAAGTGATTGACGAGACGTACGTTGGAGCGACTGGTCCAAATGAATTACCTTCATGGACTATACTTCCTTACGCAGACTTACACAAGAAAAATAGTATAGAATCTATTGAGTCTCCTATACTGTTTACACATGTTCGTGGAGAGATACCACCTCATGTAGTACCAGAAGTAGACTTAGAAAGATTTGATAAATTTGATATTGTATTTGCAGGAGACTTACATGCTCACAGCAATACACAAAGAAATATAGTATATCCAGGTAGTCCTATGACGACTAGTTTTCATAGACACCATGTCAAGACCGGGTACATACTAATAGATGAAGAACAAGATTGGACATGGACATGGCATGAGTTTGAGTTACCTCAACTACTAAGAAGAACAGTAGAAGACCCAGACGAGATGGTACAAACAGAGTTTGACCACACAATATACGAGATTGAGGGAGATGTATCAGACCTAAGTAATATTAAGAATAGCGAACTACTAGATAAGAAAGTAGTAAGACGAAAAACGGAAGCTACTCTAATACTAGACAAAGATATGTCTATAGAAGAAGAATTAAATGAGTACCTAGGCTACATACTAGAGCTAGGAGATGACAAAGTAAAACAAATTTTAGGAGTATTCAGTGATTACGCTAAAGAAGCTGACGTGGGATAATTGTTTCAGTTACGCAGAAGGTAACGAGTTACTATTAGATAGTAGTAGTGTTACTCAACTTGTGGGAACTAATGGAGCAGGTAAGAGTTCTATACCTTTAATACTAGAAGAAGTATTATTTAATAAGAATTCAAAAGGAATTAAAAAAGCAGACATACCAAACAGGCATGTTAATGATGGCTACAATATAAGTATAGACTTTTCTGTAGAAGATGATGAGTACAAAATTGATGTAATTCGTAAAACTAATATAAAAGTGAAGTTATATAAGAATGGCTCAGATATATCTAGTCATACTGCAACTAACACTTATAAATCAGTAGAGGAGATACTTGGAATAGACTTCAAGACTTTCTCACAGATTGTATATCAAAATACTAATGCTAGTTTACAATTCTTGACCGCTACTGATACTAACAGAAAGAAATTCTTAATAGATTTATTACAGTTAGATAACTATGTAAAATACTTTGATGTTTTTAAAGAGTTGTCTAGAACTTTAGGTTCAGATATTTCACGAGTGCAAGGCAAAATTGATACAATTAATAAATGGCTCTCAAACAATAATCTCGAAAGTACAGAGTTATTGCCAAAAATAAAAATCGAATTTATAAATGAAGAAGATGAGAAAACTTTGCGTTCATTACAGCTAGAGTTTGAAAATATCTCTGGAATTACGAAAAAAATAAATCAAAATAATTTATACAAAAGCCAACTGGAGTCAATAGACTTAGCTAAAGCTAAAGAGATAATAGCTACTCATAAAAAAGAAAGCACTTCATTCTTAAAAGAGAGTTTAGGTACTTGGAAGTCAGAGCTATCTCATGAAACAAGAATGAGAGATAAGTACGAAAACTTAAAAAACTCTGACAACAGAGAGTGTCCAACTTGTTCACAAGACATAGACTTAAAGTTTGTAGAAGTAGAGTATCAAGAGCATAATAAAAGAGCACAGTACAATAGTGATGAGATTAAAAAAATAGAGAGTGACATAGTAGAAAAAGAAACAATAAATGCAAAGTTACACAGTGCTAATAATGATGTTGAGGATTGGCAGGACTTCTTTGCAAGAATAGATAACACCTTGCCAAGTGAAATACCCAACGCAGTCAATCTAGAATCAGAAATAAGAGAACTCAAATCTAGTATAGAAGCGAAGAAGTTTGAGATACAGAACATAATAGATAGAAATTCAGAAGCAGACAGATACAACACCAGAATAAGCATAGTGCAAGAGCAGACAGAAGAATTTCAAGATGAGTTAGAATCTCTATTAGGCGACATAGGAGCTATAGAAGATAAATTTACAAGTGTAGAGATACTTAAAAAAGCTTTTAGTACAAATGGATTACTAGCCTATAAGATAGAAAACTTAGTAAAAGATTTAGAAGAACTTACAAATGAATATCTTGCAGAGTTATCTGATGGCAGATTTAGTTTAGAGTTTGTTGTATTCAATGATAAGCTTAACGTACACATAGATGATAATGGAAAGCAAGTAGACATTCTAGCACTAAGTGCTGGTGAACTTGCCAGAGTCAACACTTCTACTTTACTAGCTATTCGTAAACTAATGAGTAGTATTTCTAAGTCAAGAATCAATGTCTTATTTTTAGATGAAGTAACAAATGTATTGGATGAGTTAGGAAAAGAGAAGTTAGTAGAAACATTATTAAAAGAACAAAACTTAAATACTTATATTGTATCACATGGTTGGACACACCCATTGTTAGATAAAATAGAAGTTATAAAAGAAGAGGAGATTAGTAGACTATATGGTTAATCCTAGACAGAAAGGTAATTTAGGAGAGAAACAAGTAATAGACCTCCTAAATAGAATTACAAAAGAACAATGGGAGCAGACCCCTGGCTCAGGTTGTGGTAAGATAAAAGGGGATTTAAGAGTACATGGCAAACATAATATATTTTGTGTAGAAGTTAAGTTCTACAAGCATGTTGGCTTTGACTCTAAGATATATACTCAAAAGAGTAACAATTTATATAAATGGTGGAGCAAGATTTGTAAACAAGCACAGCAAATGAAACAAGAACCTCTCTTAATCTTTAGAGAGAATCATGGAAAGTTTTTTGTAGCTACAACAAGAGAACCACTTAACACGCTTAAATATATGCATATTGCCTGGCTGGGTGCATATATACTATTAGCAGAACACTGGCTAGACAAAGAGGAGATTAAATTTACAAATGGCGATTACGTTCTCAGACCTTGGGAGCCAAGCTCCGATTGGGAACTTGCTGATAGTTGATGGTTTAAACATAGCATTTA